CGAGCAATATTTGGGTATGTGTATGAATCCGGTGAACGTTTTGTCGTTGGCACGATGTGGTCCGTTGCGCTTGTGCCTGAGTATTTCATTGAAACTTTCAATACGGTGTGGTATGGTATTACTTATCGTGTTGATTATGTTTGGGATGTTATAAAACATGGTCCTGTTGGTATCATTGAATGGTTCCGAGTCTCGTACTTGGCCTGTGATCCCCCTCAGACCTTTTTGTTTTACTCCACTTACTCTTCGTCACCATATTGTGCAGCTTATAATCATCTCTATAGTGTAACACCCGTGTGGTCACGGATGGATCGTATTGTCATGCTAGCTTTATTGCTGGTAATGCTCCTAGGAGTATCAATCTTGGCTCGGAATCTACTTTTGCGAACGGCAGCCGAGACTTTGAGGAGGTGGATGACAATTTTCGGTCTTAAAGTGTACCGCAGATCTTATAGATTTTATAAGTCTTTGTTTCACGAAATTCCTTTGGTTGTGATGGCCCCCGTTAAGCATCACACCCATGGAACATCTGCTGCTAGGCGTACAACTGCCAATGCCACGATGATCACAATCGCGCGCACTCTTGGCCTTGAACCCTATTTGTATCAAATGTCTGCCAGTGATCAGAAACGCGAGCTTGATGGCTGCCGTCTCCATTACTGGTCTAAAGACCTTACAGCACAGAGTAGAAATGATCCTATTACAAGCAAACATGCTATTATAATGACTGATGTCGACTATTATGTGGATATGCCCTTATGGTTGGCTGAACATCCTCAACTTCATCTTCTCTATACTTTCCAACCCAGTACTTCCGGACGTACCACAGCAGACTATAGTTATAGTTTTTCTGCTGACGTCGCTACATATACTGTTTCAGGTGGTGGTGTGTACGAACACAAAATCTGGAATTATCAGAAAGACTCTCTAATGGTCTCTTCTGGTTGGAAAACCGTGGTGTACATCGTGGATCGCCGATCCATAGATGAGGACCATGACCTGGTTTTACTTCTCCCTATGCGTGTGTGGTCAATGCCTTACAATTGGCTTCCCAAAGCTTTTCTAAATGATGACTCTTTAGAAAGACTCCACATAAGCTCTAATGGTTTCAATCGAATCACAAAGTTCGTCGATAACAAAATGACTGTTTCTACCTCAGTAAACGGTCAAGCATCCAGTGTTGTTATCCCACTTGATATCGATCATGAAATCACTAATCAGGCGTTGTTATCCAAGTTACCGGTATCTTACCCGACTGTATGTCAGGTACTTAAGAGAAATTCAGTTGAAGATTATGAATCTGGCGCTAAAATATTGGCCATGTTTGCGAGGACGAAACCTTCAAATTTCGACCTTCCTTTCAAACATGAGACAGCCCCCGTTCATACATATCAGTTTATGAAACATTGTTATGATCCTGACGCTAAAGACTCAATGATTCCTTTTATGAATCCGTTGAGCCATCCCGCTTTTATCCCTAAGATTTCACTTTCCAATGAATATCAAATGATCAATGGTCGTATTAGTTCTATTATGGTTAATCCTAATACCCAGACATTGACCCTTTTCTTGGATTTGTGCATAAACGACTTTGTTAAAGAAGTTGTTCCTGATGACATTGCGCATACGTTTTTGCCAGTGTCCATCGATGAAGTCTATGAACGTATGTCACGCCCATCACAGCGCGCTGGCATGGATAAAGCTGAGTTTGATGATGTTACGAAGACTACCCTTTCGACTTTTATGAAGAAAGAACCGTATTCCGG